GTTGTCGTGTGGTTGTGCGCGCCCGCAGCCAGCGCGGTGCCGCTGTGCCCGTGGCTCTGGTTCTGGGTGGCCTGATTGGTGGCAAAGGCCCGGCCCGGGTCCATGCCGCGCGCATCATCCCATGCTCGATCAAAGTAGCCGCGTGCATCAGGCAGGTTAAAGGTCGTCGACCCATCGCCCGCCCCCCAAAGCGTGCCGATTTTCGCGAACAGCGCCGCATAGGTGGTGCGCGATACCGCCGCCCCGTTGCGCTTTAGCCATCCGTCAGGCGGCGTCGGCATCGCAAACATGCCCACCATGCCCACCATGTCGCCCGCAGCGCTGCGGACAAACTCGGTCGTAGCCAGCGACTTGCTGCTGTCACCGGGCGCAGGGGTCGGGCCGGTCGGATTCCCGACCAACACCGGACTATCGGTCGCGCCGAACTCCTTCCAGGGCGACCATGCCCCGCCCGCCTGGGTTCTGAAGAAAATTCGCGCACTCGCAGCAGTGACGGACAACAACGCGGCGATTTGCAAGCAACCGCCGTTGTTGAACGGAATAACGACGCCCGACATATTCGACGTAGCGCCGAATGGCTGATTTGCTGTCGTATTTGATGTCCTAAAAAAACCACCTAGGACGGTCGTATTGAGGTCGTTAGACAGCGGGCCTGTCGTTGTCCCCAATCCAAACGCCGCAAGCGCCAGCTGTACAAACGCCGTCGTGGCAATGGTGGTGTCGCTGTCACCTACAGGCGCCGTCGGTGCTCGCGGATCACCCGTGAGCACTGGCGAATCAATAGAGGCCACCTCAACCAACTTGCCGCGACCGCCCGGCAAGTAAATTGCGTCAGAGTTGTACGCAAACTGCACCCATTCGTTAGGGGCCAAAGTCATCGAAGATCCGCCGCCGGGAATCGCAATAACCTCCGTCCCGGTTGACTTGACTGTGATATTGCCCGCCGAGGCGTTGTGGATAGACAGAGACTTGCCCACCTCCACTTCTGCCTTGGACGGCAGCGTTATCGTAACGCCCGCCACAGTCACGCGGTGCCAACGCCCCACCGCCGTGGGGTTCAATACCGCCGAGGCGGTGTAACCGATGCCTACGCCTCGCCAGCCTTGCTTCGCATCGCCAAGGGCCTGCATGTTCGCCAGCTGGGCATTTTCCGTATTGAACGGAACCGTCGGGGCCGTCGGCGAACCGAGAAGCGCCGGCGAATCGGTCATGGCGATTTCGCGCCACGGAAACCACGTCGCATCGTGCTGCACGCGAGTAAACGTCCGGCCGCGACCGCCCGGGGCAAACAGTTGCGTGGCATGCTGCGTAGTTCGTCCCGCTAGACCGAACGTCAGCACGTCGAAGCAAACCGGCGCATTACCCGCCGCACCGGTTACCGGCCGGTTGTACAGCGCTGCGTCTGATTCTAGGCCCTCGGCCTTGATGAACGAGCCCCAAGGGGCTTGGTTAAAGTCCAGCGTGTTGCCGGTTCCGTTGTCCGCCGAGCCGATGCCGAAAGCGCGCAAAGCAGCCTGCACGAATTCGGTTGTGGCAATGCTTTTGTCGTTGTCGCCCAGCGCCGGGGTCGGCGCCCTCGGATCGCCGGTAAACACCGGAGACAGCAGCGGCGCCAGCTTGGCCATCGCGGTCATCACCGTGGCCGCAAAGTTCGGATCATTTCCCATCGCCGCCGCGATTTCGTTGATCTGGTTTAGCGTCTCCGGTGCCGCGCCGACCAGCGCGGTGAACATCGCCTGTACGAACGCCGTCGTGGCGATCTGATCGCTGTTGGTCGATACCGCCGGCGTTGGAGCCTTCGGGATGCCGGTCAGAGTTGGGCTAGCCGTGTTTGCCTTTGCCTGTAGCGCGCTGTCGATTTGCGTCTTGGTGTAAACGTCCGTCAGGCCATAGCCTGCCACGGTCGTGGGGTTGCCAGCTGCGACAACACGGCCGTACTTGTCGACCGTCACGCTGCGATATTCGCCCGGCGCCACACCGGTGCGGCCCCATGCCATTTCAAACGTCAACGCGGTCACGCCCAAGCTGATAGGCGCATCGGTGATCAGCTGCCATGCGCTGTCGCCGTACAACGTGCCCTGCTCGACTAACACCAGCATGCCCGGCGTCACTTCGTCGCTGATGTCCGCATCGGTCGAGCGCGCCCAGGCACCCACCGCAGTGACCCAAATTCCGCGATCCTTGGCGGCCGTTTGAAATGGCGCCAAAACCCGCTTGCCTGCGGGGATGGACACGCCGTCAATGGTTTGCAAACCGCTTAGGATGATCGAGCCCGGTGCGCACGCCATGACCGAACTTTTAAAGTCCTGTTTGGCCAGCTCGCTCAATACAAATTCGCGGGTGGCCAGCACCACGCTGGGGTCAATCTTCAGATCAACGCTTGCCGAGTTACTGACGATCAGGTTCATGCGCACCACTTGGGTACGGCCAGAGCCTTGGGCCAACAGAGGCTTGAACGACGGCGCGCAGTTGGCCACCGCGACCAGATCGCCGTCTGCGTCGTACAAGCCAATTTCGCGAATCCACTTACCGCCGATTTCGGCCGGGATAACCTGCTCGGCGATGATCACGCCCGGGTTAACCGGATCTTGTTTAAGCTGATTTAGCGGCGCACGGCGCCACTCGTTGATTAGCGTCTTCTGATTGGCGTCTGGTTGCGGATCTGCGCCGTTGGCATCACCCACGCCCATCTGGGTGATTTTCCACGCGATCCCGAGCGCATCCGCGTTCGCCTGCTTGGCCACCCCGACGTTTGTCAGGATGGCGTAAAACTGTGAATTTTGATCGATCATGAATACACGTCCAGGGTGTCGATGGTTACTTCACGTCCGCCACGGCCGATCACACCCGACACGTTGATGTCGAGTTGCTGCGGCGGGTAAACGTCGATTTCGTCGCCTTCACTGATCGAGGCGCTAAGGTAGGTCCGGCCCGTGGTTTCCAGGCTGATGGCAAGTCCGATCAGGTGACGCGTAACGGGCTTGGCGTCATCGATCAACGCCGTTAACTCTTCGTACATCTGCTCGGTGATGCCGGTATCGAGCACGCCGACTTTCAGCTCAAAGGTGGCAGGCGGGCCCATGGGGTTGAGCTGCCACCACTCCACCACCTCGACCAGATAGCCCAGCGGCTCGACCACCCGGCGCACAGCGCCAATCGTCCCTTTGTGCGCATGGACATAGAACGAGGCCTTACAGGCGTTACGCTTGACGGCCTCGCTCCATTTCTCGTCCCAGCGGTCGACCGACCACGCCGAGGCCAAATGCGGCAGCAAAGGAACCGGGCAGGTATCCGGGTTGTAAAGCAACCGCAAGGGCACCGGCGTGGTGTCCGATATCGCGGCCTCGATAGCGCGTTCCAGCTGGGTGCTGTTGAGGGGCAGAAGACTTTTCATGGTCAATCACCCAGCTCGACGCTAAACCCGGTGCAATAGGCCGCCTGCGCTTTGGTCGGTGTGATGTCCTGCCAGCCCACCAGCTCCACGCGGCGGACCCCGGAAATATGCAACTGTGCGTCGACCGCCGAACGCGGCACCTCGACCGCGAGACGCCTGCGAGGGTTGATCCAGGCCTTAATGCGCTTACGCGCCTCAGCCAGGATCGTTTCGTTTTCCGAACCGTTGCCGGTCATGTGCAAAATGGCAGTGATGCTGTACGGCAAAATTTCCGCGCTCTGCACAATCAGCCGGTCGCCCAATGGCCGAATATCGTCATCGCTCAGGTGCGTGGCCACGACGTCTAGCAATGCTTGCGACGCCTCGCCCATACCCTCAAGGCTCAGCACCGTGACCACCACCGTGGCAGGCGACGGACTTTCGGCCGTGGCGTCTGCCACCAGCCCCGAGGCGTTGCGCGCATGCAGGATGTAGCTGTTACGCGGCCCCGCCGTGGTCAAGCCTTCATAGACCAGCTGGATACGCTCGCGTAGGGCGTCGTACTCTTCCAGCACTTCCGGGATGGCCGGAAACACCGTGTTGTCGGCCGCCTGCACCACCAGCCGCTTTAGGTTGACATTCGCCGCCAGCTGCACCAGGTCGTCGCCTTGCGCATAGGCCAACAACAGCGCCTTGGCGCCGTCATTCACTCGCGCCCGGTTGCCGAGCTTGTTGTAAGCCCCGACCTCGATCAGTTTTACGACAGGATCGCTTTCAAGCGGCGCCGTCCAGTTGTCACCCATGGACTCGCGGAAAACCTCTAACGAATCCTGATAGATGTCCTCAAAGTCCAGCGACTCCAGCACCTCGGGCGCAGGCAGCGTCGACAGATCCAAAGCACTCATGTCGTGACCTCTAGTAAAAACCCGTCGCCCTCATACACACCGGTAATCGAAAAGGTGATTTGCCCATCGATCACTGACACGACCCGAACCGATTCCAGCTTGATCCGGGGTTCCCACCGGCCAATCGCCCGGTTTACTTCCGCCTGAACAGCGCTGCGCCAGCCTGCCGTCACCGGCAGGTCAACGAATCGCCGCAGGTTTGAACCGTATTCGGGACGCTGCCGACGGCTACCGACGGGGGTCGACAAGATGTCGCCGACGCTCTGCCGCAAATGCGCCGTGCCCGATAGCGGCTGGCCGGTTTCGCGGTTCATCCCGATCATGGCGACTACTCCAGGGGTTCAAGCTCGGGATGCGCCTTCAGGTATGCCAGCGCCTCGGTGTTGCTGTGCTCGACCGTTACGCGGCCTTTGGCGACCGCCAGCGGCGTGCCGTCCGGCAGAATCAAGGTGCGCGAGGTGTAAACCGTGTCGCGAAAGGTGCTGCCCTTGGGCGCTGCAACCGCCGGGGTTGCGGCGGCCGCTTCGGGCGCAGCTGGGATGTCTGCCTTGGCTTTGGTCATGTTTTCTCCGGGCATAAAAAAACCCGCACGCGGCGGGCTGTTGGGGGTTAAAAATCAATGCTTGTGGTTTGGCGTGTTGCCGCCGGTGTCGATGATCTTTCCGAGACCGGTTACGTCG